GCCTTGGCGATCTTGCCAAACGAGATAGATAACTTTTCTCCGGATTTCAGCCCCACGAGTGCGCTCGCCTCGGTGTAGGTCGGCGTCTGGTCGTTTGTGGAGACGTTTGACACGTTCCCCAGTCCCACCTGCTCCGCCGTGACCTTGTGCGGATTACCCTTGTTCTGAACGTGCGCTTCCAACTCAGCACGGCTGGCGTAAACCAGACTTTGGGAGATGGAGGCTGTCACATTTTCGGCGTCTCCGATGTATACCAAAACGTCCATCTGCGTCTCCAGCACCTTGTCGGCGCTGGCGGGAATGTAGTCGCTTTCTCCCTCCGGCGTGTACTGATAGGCGTACAGTAAAGTCCCATCCTCCGTATCCGGATCATGCGCCAGTACGCCAACCTCCGTCGCCCTGAAACTTGCGCTTACCTCCGAATTGCTGAAAGTGGTTCGCAGGGTCACGAATACATCCCCAACCTCATAGCTGCTGATCTCCGCCGTCAGCAGCGGATTGGACAGCGCCGCCGCACTTTTCCCCGCGTCCGCGCCGTTGCCCAACTGGATTGCCGTAAATTTAATATTTACCTCCCCAGCAATAGCCCGCAGCAGCAGGTCTGTGCCGGAGGGCGTCAGTTTTAGTGCCATGTTCATACCTCCTCGTCAATGATCCTATTTCCAGTCTCGTCGGCCAACAGGTTTCCCGCCTCGTCTGTCATGTAGGTCACGTCCAGCGCCGCCGGAATCTCGCACCCCAATGACACGATCCGCCCGACACGCACCGCGAAACCGGTGTACAGATGATGCTCCGCCCTTGTTTGCAACGTCACGCCGTCCAGCCACGCCGACGCCCTCTTGACCGGTTCTAAGATGCGCCTGAATTCCTCAATGGCCGTCACCGCGTCCTCTGTGTTGTCGCACACGATGCGAAAGCACCCCGGTCTCCCGCCGTACTCGAACCATTCCTCCACTCGCCCCTGTCCGATCACCGACGTGACCGTTTGGCTCACCGCTGCCACGGTTCCCATGGTGCGGCGAATAGTCATGCCGGATTTTACGATCCTGCGCTTTTGCTCGATGTCATAGCTCGTGTCGTACCAGTCGAGCTTCCAGTTGACGGCAAGTGCGTCCAGCACCTCCTCCGCCACAGTGTCGATGGCGGTATAGATTTGGCTTGCGTCGATGTAGTCCATCGTTTTCCGGTGCAGCTCCAGCATCGCCAGTGACAGCGCCATGACCCACGGCTGCTCCGCGAGGACGTGGGGCAGACCGTCCGCGATCTGCGCATCTCTCAGCCCTTTAATCATCCTCCAGCCCTCCGTAGGTCACGGTCGCGCCGGTGCATTTCGGCAACTCCGTTGCCTTGATCACGGTGTCCACCGGGGCTGTCAGCGTTACCCGCTTGGCCCCCGCCTCCCGCAGCCGGGCAATTAGCTCCGTGGGGTTGATGTCCCGTCCCAGCTTTCTTTGCCATGTCTGGAAGTCCGCCACCGCCGCCGAGATGCGGTTTTGTATTTCGCTCACGCTTCGCTGGTCGCTTTCCGCGATCCAGTATTTCACGGTGATGGCGTATTCCACCTCGCCCGGAGCCAGCGCCGTCACCTTGTCGCACAGCGGGCGGATGGTCTCGTCGTCCAGATAGGCCGCCATGGCCGTCAGTTCCGTGCTGTTTGGGACGCGCAGTCCGTTCTCGTCCTCGATCACGAAGTAGATATTTACCTCGTCCGGTAGCGGGCTGACGATGCGCACATCGGCTACATCGCCCCGCCACTCCCGCGCGTAGTATTCATAGGCATCGCGCGGCCCGGCGCAGCTATACACGCTGGGGGCGAGGTAGATGCGCCGCGTCAGGCTGTCGTCGTCCTCTGCGTCCAGTCCGCCGGTGCTTGGTGTGGTGTTGCTCACGCTGGCAACATAGGCGATGGGGTCAACCAGTATCTTGATGCCGCCGGACAGAATGCCGTTGCTATCCGCTCCGGCCTCCTCCGCCTGCACCACCACGTCGGTGTAGGTCTCTCCCGCCGCTATCTCGCCGTATTCCACGGTGTTGAAGTATTTCCCGTCCTCGGTCTTGACCCGTGTTCCCGTCGGAATGGCCGTTGCTCCGTTTTGCGCCTCCGAAAGCGTAAAGCGCACCGTCGCCGTGGCCCGGTTTGCCTCCTTGCGCGTCAGCCCCACAAGAGCAGCCAGCGCATCCAGCGCGTCTCCGGTGCTGGTTTTCAGCATTTCCATCCGTCCCTTTGCGTCGGCGTACTGCATTGTCTGATACTCCATCGCGCAAAAGGCTTTCATCAGCAGGTTCAGCGGGTCGGCTTCGCCGATCTCCGGCTCCTTGCCCGTGGCCTCCCGGTAATACTTGGTGTACAGCTCACGGAGCTGTTCTTCCGTCTCCTGCAAAGTCATGCTTTCGATGAAGCTCAGCTCCGGGCAGTTTGCCAATTCAGCGATATTAGACAAGCTCGATCACCACCTTTGGCGTCATATTTCCGTCCTGCGATTTTCCCGCAGTCCATTCCACACGGACGACACGCGCCCGTGGCTCATACTGTTCTGTCTTGCGCACATACTCCGCCGCCAGCAGGACTTGCGCATTTTCCTGCGGGCAGTCGATGATCGTTCCGTCGATGCCGAACTCCCGGTCGAGCGCCTGCTCTCCGGCCCTCGTGGCGTAAAGCACCTGCAAATTGCGGTACACCTCCGCCGCCGTGCTGTCGTTCGCGCTCCCCGGCAGTATCTCGATCACCGCGTTTTCCGTTGATAACATGGCTGCCTCCTTACAGGTATTCCTCGATGGTCAGGCTCACCTTGCACTCCACCATCGCGCCGCCGTGCAGCACCGCGCCCCACTCGTCGCTGATGTCCGTGATCTTGAACGGATACGGCGATACCGGCGAGCCGCCCACAATGAACCAGTCCGCCGCGTTGGTCTCCGCCATGCGCTGAAAATGCCGCAGAACGCTTCGCGGGTTTACCCCGTCCTGCGCCCGCAGCAAAAGATCGAACTGGTATTTCCGCAGCTTCGGGGCAATCCACTGGCTCCGCGCCCGTGCGCCTGTCCGGTTGTGGGTGGCCCAATCGCTGCCCCCTTGGCCTTTCAGCCCGCTCGGTGTCAGGATGCGCCGGTCGCTCACCGTGAACGTCATGCCCATGTAGCTTCCCAATGCCACTTTTCGCCCCTCCTTACTTATCCGGCTTTCCCACCGCGCCGCTCATGTGCGTGTGGTTTACAAGGCTCACGCCGTTGATGGTGATGTCCCCGCTCGCCGCCGTGGCGTTGATCTCCGGGGCTGTCAGGCTGATCTTGGTGGGGCTTTCGATCTCCACGTCCCCGGCCTCCGCCACCTTGACCGTCGCGCCGTTCGCGGTGATTTCCACGTCTCCGCCCTCCACCTCGATCTTTGCGCCTTTTTTCGCGGCGAATGTATACTTGCCGCCCGCCGTCACGCTCAAAGCGCCTGCGGCCTCGATGCTCACAAAGGTTCCTGCCTCGATGCTCACCGTTGTCCCCGCCACGATGCCAACGCCGGTCTTGGCGTTCAGGCTCATGCTGGCGGCGCTGCTCTTAGCTTGAAACTGCCCGCCCGCCACAATGCTGATTGCGCCTTTCGCCTCGTCGTATATCTCGCCGTTGCAGGTGCGCCCTGTCCGCCGGTTCACATACTGGGTGTAAACGCCGGTGTTCTCGTCGTAGCGCTCATAAGCCAGTCCCTTTTGCGTGGCGTACTCCTTTCGGAACAGGCCCTTGTAGCCCTCCGCCGGGGTGTTGGTCTTGTTCCACACCGTTCCGGTGGTGGTTCCCGCCGCAGTTCCGTTGCTGTTGTGGCTCACGCTCACCACCTGCCCGATGCTGGGCATCTTGTACTCGCCGTTGCTGATAGCGTTGATCTGGCGGGTCACGCTTTTCCCCCGGTCAAAGTAGGTCACCTCATAGGTTCCCGCCTTATAGTCGATGGCGCTCACGCGCCCGGTTCGGTTTGTCCCCGCCATTACTTCTTCGCCTCCTCGCTGGCGATGCAGTAGCTCGCAGGCACCCAGCCCGTCACATTCTGGCCCACCGGCAGCTTTCCGCACCGCGCCGCGCTGTTGGTCACGCGGTAGCGCCCGTTGATCAGGATGCCGTCGTACAGCCAGTATGTTCCGGTTTTGGTTCCCGCCTTGTTCTTCGCTGTGCTGGAAACATACAGTGGGGCCTTGTTCAGTGTGATCGCCTGTCCCGCCTCGCCGCCCGCCGCCGCGCTGGCCGCGCCCGCCGCCGGGCTGGTGGTGGCGTAGGTGCTGTCATAGCTCACGCCGCTGTCCGCCGTCTTTTCGTGATACACGATCTTGCCGCCCACGTCCCACGAATGGAACGCCGGGCCGATGCCGCTGCACTCAAAGTCGGTGGTCAGTCCGCTTTTGGAAACCTTGTGTGTCACCTTGTCCACAAAGTATTTTCCGTTCAGGTTTCCAAAGCCTGTCAGCGCGATGCAGTTTCCCGCGCTTACCCTCCAGTCTCCGTCCACGCCGAAGCGCAGCTTCACCGTCCCGTGGTTGGCGCTGTTCAGCTCCGCGCAGAGCTGGACGCTGGCATCGTATACGCTGGTAGCCCGCCGGTTCACGCTCTTGGTGTGCGAGCCGCCGCCCACGCTGCACTCGATGTCAATGTCCTTGTCCGCGTCCGTGTAATTGAAGTACCCGCCGGTATAGGTGCCGGACAGGGTGGTGGTGTAGCCGAAGCTCCCCGGCCTGATCTGCGATCGGTCAAAGGTGCGCACGGCCCGCTTTGCCTTGTACTTCTCCCGGTCATACACCCACAGCCGCCGGGCGTACACTTTCAGGATAAGTCCGTAGTTTTTGCACAGGCTGTTGTAGTAGCTGCTGTCCGTGCCGTCCTGCTCGTCGCACTCGATGTCGTAGTCGTCGGCATCGTAGGTGAACGCAAGGCCGTACCGCGCGGCGATCTTTGCGCCGATACGCTTGATGCTGGTGTTCTTCCAGATCACGTCCCGCTCCAGCTCCGAAAAGTCGCTGTCGCTGGGCTTGCTCACGCCGCCCATCTGCAAGGTCGTCGGCGCGTCCGAAAAGCTCACATCGTCCAGCACGAACAACCCGCACTCCATGATGCTCCGCTGGCCCTGCCGTTCCCAGTTGTAGCCGAGAACACGCGCCCGCAGCGTCGCGCCCTTTTCCGGCATCCAGCCCAGCAGCCATTTCCTGTCCTGCGCGTTGATGGTGATGTCGATGCTGTCGCTGTTGTCCGCCGCGCTGTCGGTGTAGGTCAGGCTCTCGATGTCTCCGCCCACCTGCCCGGCAAAAGGGTAGCTGTTGTAGCGCACATCCAGCGCCAGCCGTCTTGTCTCAATCATAGCTCGCCTCGTATTTCCACGGCGGCATCAGTCCGTCCCGCTCTTCCTCCAGCGCCGGGGTGTTCAGCTCCGCCCCGGCGTTGAAGATAAACGTGTCGATCTCCTGCGGATTGGCCGCCATCAGCACGTCGGCGTGGTACTCGCTGCCGTATACCTCCTTGGCGATCACATCCCATGTGTCGCCGCTCTTGGTCGTGTACATCGCGTTTCCTCCCGTCAGTATGCCGTGCGGGCCTGTCTGCGCTGCATCTGGAGATACCACGCTTCAAACCGTGCCTGCGCCTCGGCCAGAGCCTCCTCCACCATGCTGCGGTCGGCGCTGCCCTGAATGTTGATCACCGGCGCAAAGGTTATGCCGCCTCCGCCGCCGGAGCCGCCACCGTCGATTTCCTCCAGCTCCACCGGCTTCACGCCCAGCATTTGCCCGGCCTTGGCCCAGATGTCCAGATTGTCCCGCCGGGCCGCCCGCTGGAAGCTGATCACCGCCTCCGTTCCGGCCTCGCCCGCGATGCTTGCGCCGTTTGTAAAGCCGCCTCGCGCAAGCATGGGGATTTCTGGGATGTTGATGGAGAACGACTTGCCGCCCAGCAGCGGCACCCAGTCCGGGATGGTAATGCCGAGACTGTTGATGCCTGCGATTGCCTTGTTGATCAGGGCAATCACCGCGTTAATGGGGGTCTTGAACAGAGCGCCCAGCGTATTGAAGATGCCAACGAAGATGGATTTCACACCCTCCCACGCCATACGCCAGTTGCCGGAGAACACGCCGGTGATGAAGTTGATCACGCCCTCAAAGATGGTCTTGACCCCGTTGATCGCGCTGCTGATGCCCTCGGCAAAGACACCGATGGCGGCCAGCACCGCCGGAACCACTACCTGACCAATGTGTAGCAGCACCGTGATCACCGTCTGAATGATCGGCATGAGGAACTGAATGGCTTCGCCGATGATCTGCGCCACCGTCATGACCACGGAACCCACGCCGCTGATGATGGAGGCGATGGACGGAGCCGCCGCTGTGATGGTTTGCAGAATGACCGGTACTACCGTCTGCGTGATGAAGCTGAATATGCCCTCGATGATAGGCCGCACCGTCGTCTGTGAAAAGGTCACGAGCTGGCCGATCACACCCATCACCGATTGCAGGATGGTGGTAATGCCTCCAAAGGCTGCGCCCGCGTCCTCGCCGAACAGATTGGTGATGCTCTCCTGCAGCGGTTGCAGCGCCTTTGCCACACCGCCGTCCTCGAACAATCCCAGCAGCGCGTCCTTGAATACCGTAAACTTTTCCAGTCCCGTGTCGCCGAACACCCGCTGCACGATTTTGTCCAGCCCGCCGAACTTGTCCGTCAGGATGCTCACCACGGCGATGATGCCGGAGATCACACCCACAATAGGCAGCGCCCCGGACAGCAGACTACCGAGGCCGCCAACAATAGGGCCATAGATACTCCCCAGCAGACCGGCCCCGCCGCTGAATATGCTCCCGACAGCTTTCCCGGCACCAGAGTTTGCGATACCGCTTACCACGCCTCCCGCTTTCCCCAGCAAGCCGGAAAGACCCTGCTGGAAGATGCTGCCCTGAATGGTAGCCGCCGCTCCAAT